TAACCACAGCGAGACTAAAGAAAGTCTTGCCAGTAGAAGACTCACCAGCAATGGCAGTAATCTTATTCCCAGAACAACCACCAAATATACTACCTGATATGAGTCCGTTAAGAACGAACGAACCTGTGTCCACATACGTCTCAGTGTCGTCAATATCGGATGCGAGTTGTGTGTATTCATCGCCAATCTCTTTTACAATTTCTTTTAAAAAATCCATCAGTTTAACCTATCAAATAATTCATTTACAGTTTCTTTTGTCTTAATCTCCATATTAAGACAGTATCTAACTTTATTTCCAGTTGGAGGATCTGGTTTATGCATTAAGTAATTTGGCATAATTAGCAATTCACTTTCTTCCAGTTTATATTTTTTTATTATATCACTATTATCAGGTATCTTTTTAGAAAAATTATTTTTTTTCTTAGACTCTTTATTAAGTGATATTGTATCACCCTCATTGATTTGTAAATAGTAAACCCCATTAATCGTGCATGTTCTTATATGATCATGCCAAACAGAATTGTAATCATTTAGTTCTGATCTATAGCACCAGACACCATCTTTTACATTCTCAATATCTAAATTATAGTCCCCAAAGATTTCTCTTGTTACAATCATGTATTTTGCATAGAGGTCTTTAAAGAATATCGATTCGCTATTTATAGGAAAACTATAAGAATTAGGAGGTTGATCTTTGTTTTTATAATCTGTATCAATGATGTGTTTTAACCATGCCTTTCTAATGGGATTAACTTTATAGAAATTTTTTATGGATATAACTTTGTCTAAGGCACTCATCAAATAACAATTCCAAACTCTTCACGAGCAATCTTTTTGTAAGGTCCACCTGGATTAGCATCACGAATTTCTTGTATTTTTTTTAATTTTTGATAAAGAGCCGCATCACCACCAAGACGCATAGCACTAATAATAGTATTCAATTCTTTGTCGTTAATAGGTAGTTCCATTAGGAGAAAAATAATTCCAGGTTTACAGTTTTTTCTACATTCCATCCAATAGAGTCTAGAATGATTTTGAGAGGTTCTAAAAATGATTTTTCAAATTGTAGATCATAATCAATGTATTTGTCAATTCCAAGTTCTGTTGGGAAATCTTGAATAAAAGAAATAATATTTTCGTGAATAATATTTGGTTTCTTCAAATAACAAAATTTAATTTTTTCCCCATTTTGAATAAGTGAATACTTATTTGTCAAATTATTTTCTTTGATATAATGATTAAACAACAATGCCCCACGAATATGTATCGGAGTTCCCTTAGAATAGATTGAAGAAGAAGACTTATACTTAACTACATCAGATGCAGATCTTGGAAAAGATATTTGTTCCGGTGGAAGAGTTTTAAATTTTTTCCTACTGTCGTCAATAAATTCTATGACTTCTTCTTCAGTGCCATTCATCATCAACTTCAAAGCATCTTTAATCATTTTCCTACATGGTGCAGGAGTAGATGATTTGACTGCTTCAATACCCATCATCTTAAGTTTGGCCTCATCATATCGAACACCTTCACTGTCCCATACATTCAGAATGTATCGCTTCTTCGCAGTCCAGATACCACGGTCAGCGATGTTCTCTCGCTTCATTTGCATCTTCTGGTCATACGCCGACACATACTCCGCCAGGTTCTGGTAGCACTGGTCGATGTATGGTTCAAACTTATCCTCGCAGATCTTATCAAGTAATCCCACAATCGCAACCTTGTCGCCAGACTTAGCAGCAAAAAATTTATCAACAAGAGGTCCAAGGTTAAGATAAATTGAATCTGTGTCAGATGCAATTACGTAGTCCTCGTCAGTTGTAGACAACAGTTTATTTAGATACTGGTTCATTTTACTCTCAATCCAACGGATAGAGACTTGACCAGAAAGCGTAATCGCCTCCGCATTGGCCAGTTTATAGTACCTAAAATACTGATTACCGATAGCACCATAAGCAGAGTTGAGTGAAATCTTCTTAGCCATCTGGATATTGTTACAACGTGCAATTTCTTTTTCCAGTGCTTTAGTAGGTGTCTTCTCATATTGTTGCTTTGCCTGAAGCATTCGTTTCTTAAAGATTACACGATCCCCATACATCTTCTCCATCAATTCAGGCAGCATACCCTTTACTCTATGGTAGAGTGCCCCGTTTGCAGTCATAGTAAGATTTACCTTCTTTAAAGGTTCTAAATCCAAATTTTGATTGAGAAGTTTATCAACATTTACTTGATTGGAAAGTTCTCTTACTTTTTTAAGTGCTTCCAATTCTTCTTTAATCTCTTGAGGAGACATTTGTCGGACATCTTTCCACATATTATATCTCCACAACTTTATTATGTTTTTTGCGGTTTTCACTCATAGTAATAATTTGTAAGTTTTCTTCGTGATGCTTTCCACCTTTAGAAATTGGAATAATGTGATCTACTTCGTGAGGAATGTTAGTTTCTTCGGTTAGTCGTTTTGCCTCACAATAGATTTCATTTATCTTTTGTTGATCTGCAGTTTCGTCAAAAGCATCTTTCATTCTACATCTTCTACGAGCAGCAACAGAATTTAATACTGCCCTCTTATGATCCTCACCCAAATATCTAAATTTTGTGGAGCAAGAATGAGAACAAAACCGAAGTTTCCATTTTTCATTTATTGCTCTAAATCTACTAACCATAAATTCAGTTCCACAATTTTCGCAATAAAGAACTTCTTTTCTTTCTTTGTTTTTATTTTCCAGATGTTTAGGTTTTTGTAAATTGAACTTTTTTATTTTTTGTTTTATGAGTGGATCAGAGCATCCAAAAAATTCGGCACATTCTTTACGACTTTTGTTTTCAATAATATAAAGTTGATGCAGTTGTTCTTTTGTTATATTAAATTTTGGTTGCATTTAGTTTTATCCACACTTTATTATTTATAAGATGAGGATATTCTACAACATTTTTTCTAACTCTGCAATACGGTTATTAAGTTCGTACTTTTCAACAAGTGTTTCTGGTGAGATTGAATATTGCATAATAAGGTGAGGGTAGAGAGAGTTAAGGTCAAAACTTACCACCCAATCATACTTTCCCGGAATCGGTTCCTTAACATATGCCCCCGCATATTTTTCATTTTTTTGAGACTTGTTCTTTGGTGGAATTACAATATCTCTTTTTTTAAGATAATTGTAAATAATATTATCCCACATCCTAACTTGATAAAAGACATCTCCATAGTTGACTTTAGCATCATATGCCATAGTCAGAGCTAACTCAATCAACTTCATCTTGTCTTCCAATCGGTCAACAAGTTCTACGTCTTTTATATTATACTCAATATATTTTTGCCAACCATGAGTGTAAAAATCCTTAAAGGTTTCAAACTCAGAGTGGTCAAGTTTTTTCTGCCCTAGTTCTACTTCTGCAATATAATCAAGGCGATATGATTCTTGTGCCTTATAAGTAAATTTCTTATACAAGTCAAGATAATCAAGTTGAGTAACACCACCAACATCAAATGTAGTTTGTGTTCTACCCTTAATAGTAACTTCATTCTCTGTGACAAGGCCCCAAGGTGAGAATCTCTTCATCAACTTTTCACCTAACACACGATTAAGTCTCTTACAGATATATGGAATATCATAGAACTGACAGTTCCACCCAGTAATTACATCTGGAACATCAACCATCCAAAAGTTGATGAAGTGACTTAGTAGTTCTTGCTCTGTTGGGCAATGATAATAAGTAACATTCTCCTGCTTATTAAAGAAAGGTTTTATTCCCCAAGTGGTAATTTTCTTAGTATTATAATCCTGAATGGTGATAGCAAGAATTTCCTCAACGCAAGATTCTACATCAGGGAATCCATTCTCTGATGCAGTCTCAATATCGATAGTAATTAATTTTATTTGACTTATGTCAAATTTAATTTCATCTTGAGGATACTTCTCCGAAATATATTGATAGATGTATCGATCATTTCCATAGATAGCAAATCCCTCTACTTCATCATACTTCTTGTAGAACTCGCGACAATCTCTAACACTACCAGGTCTTATTGGTTCAACTGGTTCTCCACTTAATGTCTTATACTTAGAATCTTTCTTTGATTTTACAAAAAGAGTTGGGAAAAACTCATCTCGATAAATTTCTCTTTTACCATTTTCAACTCCACGAACTAGAACTTGATTCCCAATTAGTTGTACATTAGTGTAGAACTTCATTTAATAATGTTTTGATATTTTTCAAGAAGTGTTGGTTTAGGATCAGCAAGAGTAAGAATCTTATCTGACGCCATCATAAAAGTGTTCTCACTTGTATAGTCGGAAAGCCAAGGAGATAATGTTTCATTACTCCCTAAAAGAAATGGTTCTACTAATTTACAATCAGGTTCACCAATGTCTGCTCCAACTTCCTCAATTTGAGATATTAAAATCTCCTGAGTCATCAGTATTATCAACTTTATCACTTTCGTTTCCATTGTCTAGAATGTCCTCTTTAAACATGTCATTAATTTTATCCACTGGGTTAAACATTGTTACTACCCAATCAGAAGGAACTGGGATAGATTTTTCTTTTGCTAGAGGCATCCATGGGTACATGGTGACAGCTAGTTCTGTTTGACTATCTGGTTGTTTTGGATCCAATTCATCATCGGTCATTGGACCAGCATTTCTAAGTTTTACAACACAGGGTTTTGTCAAATAATATCCAATAACTTTTTCTTCTGGAGAAATCATTTCTTGGACATCTGCAATGACATCTTCCCCCGACTTTAAAACAAGGATTTTGATCGACATAATTTTCTTTTACCTCATCTTATTTTAGCAATAAAAAGGGGAGGTGTCAATCCCTTCTACGATTTTCCCACCTCATAAAAAAAGAGAGGTGTTACTGGATTTTGCCAGTTCCCCCTCCGTCTGCGACGACGATATACTTTATTTAGAACCAGACTTTCTTTTGATGATGTTCAGGCACAATTCTTCCCAGAACAATACTTAACAACCCATCCTCAAATTCAACTGATCTAACTTCCGTGTCCTCTGCCAATGTCCAAGATCTGGTGAAAGATCGTTGAGCCATTCCTCTGTGGACATAAGTGGTTTCTGATTCGGTATCCTCTTTCTGTCCTTCGACAAAGAGTTTTCCGTCTTGTGTGTAGACATTTACTTCTTTCTTTTTAAATCCTGCAAGCGCAATTTCTAATCGCGATTCTACTTCGCTGACCGTGACTAGATTAAATGGAGGATAATTCTTCGTTGTTTCGTGGAGATTAAACAACCTATCGAAGTATTCGTCCATTCCTATGCTATTTCTATTTATGCGTTCCATCAACGCAGGTAGGTCCGCAGCAGTGTACCGTGCAAGGTTTCCCATGATTCGTAGCTCCTTTAAAAGCGAGTTTGTGTTTTGTGGACCCCGAAGGCATCCATACTTATTTATAGCATGACAATAAAAAAAGAGGAACAGTATTTACCGAACCTCTTTATAGGGTGTTCCGATTGTAGAGTGTGCCGCACGAAAGACACACAAGTATTTATTCTTCTACTACAACTTTCTTTTTTCCAATATTGTATTTTTGCTCAAGAATCCATTCACCTTTATCTTTATAAGAAAGAACCTTGATTTGATTAAGTGGTGCAATATCAAGACTGTCACTCTCTTTAACGATTGAAATTAATCCCCAATCAGAGAGAAGACGAGAAATTCTATTACGACGCTGTATATCATTAAGAGTAAGATTAGCGTGCTTTCCGTCTAATGCAAAAAGTTCTTTAAAGTGAACAATATAATATCTTCCCTGCTTATGTAGAATGTGGCAGGATTGATAAAGTTTTTTCTCCTTACGAGAAGCAACTCCAATTCTAGTTAATGTCTCTCTAACTTTGAGGAAATCATCTGGTTCATTTAGAACGACCTCCAACATTTTATCTAGAGACCAATCAAAAGTAGGTTCCTCAGTTGTAGTCATTTCATGCCTCCAATATCAAGTCGTTTTTTAATAAAATTAATCTGTTCTGGTGTCAGGATTTTCAGAGCTTGAGATGCTTTTTCATTACTATAACCATAGTATTTTTTAATGCTTTCTAAATCCGTGACTTTATCCTTACGGAGCCAAGGAGAAAACCTCTTTCTTTTCCTCAAAGTATTTAGATAAAAAGAATATTGCATATCTTTACTAAGAAAGTTATACTTATTCATCTCATTAGCGAACATGACACAATCAAGGTGCCCAGACAAACAACGATTAACAATATATGGAGGGTAAGAGCTAATGTTCTCACTTAAATCTTCCTTATTAAAATTGATTGAATTTAACCAGTCTTTGAGTTCCATTATCTAATAATTTGAATGTCATCATCTTCTGTCCAGAGTTCGACTTTTGTTCTGAACCTACCTTCTGCTTTTAGTTTCTCATATCTCTTACCTGCTTTCTTTTTCCACCAAGAGATAATATTTTCAAGGTAGAACTTATCCCAATTAGGACCGCGAATTAACTCATCTTGCTCTTCACAAATAACTTCTCTAACATTGGCATATCCATAATCAGAAATATAAAATCTTTTCTTCTGAGTAAGACCAAATGCCATGTCAATTACAGAGTTGAATCTTTCAAGTTTCTCTTGATTTTGTAGAGACTTTTTAATAATACTAATCATTTTAGATTGCCTCTTCATCTTCTTAGAAGATGCTTTATTATCTGTCAGAGGAGTATTGTTATTCAGCACCGTAAAACGGTCATGAAGGCGGTGAAAGACTTCATCGTGCAATAGAGGTAGGAATTTACTTTCAGTCAGTCCCTTGTAACGCATAAAGGGTTTTAGGCCATCATACTGAGATGCAGACGTAGTAGATCCGTAGAGAGATGTAGTTTCAAAGAGAGCAATGTTTTTCTCAAAGACTTCATTCAAAGTTTCACGAGCGAAATGTGAACAACAAAGAAGTGCCAATAATTTTCCACCAAGATAATTATATCCAAATGGTTGGGATGGAACAATTACAAATCCCATTGCAGCATGACGATTGAATATAGAAAGATTAGGAACTTTACCTAACCAAACATTTCTTGGTTTTGAATTAATGGTAGGAGAACCAAAACGAATAAATCCAAGGACAGTTTGAGTTCTCTTCTCAAAGACCATCCACCTAAGTTCTCTACCAGGAATATTACTTTCGTTATTATGAGAAGAAACAGCTCTCAAAAGATTTCCGTAGTGTTCTTGTTGAATAGAGTGCTGAAACCTATTACCAACAAACCTAATATCAAATTCCATCTCGTTAGGATGAATATCTTCATTAAAGAACTCATCCTGAAGAGGAGTCAATTGACTCGTCTGGGAGATAACTTCTTTTTTTACATAACGAAGATAATCTTCGATGGACGAAAAGTTTTCAAAATAATTAATAAATTCATCTGCCGCCCAAGAAGCGTCACTCTCAGATATAATCATAGGTAGTTAGGTTCATCACCTTTATGAAGAAGAACGCCATCAACATTCCGAAGTAATTGTTGCACATCATTATGCAAAATACGGTATCCACTGCCAACATACAATTGTCCAAGGACAACCGATACTGTAGCAGTTCCCCAAAAAACGTAGTACCATCTAGATTTTACTTGTGCTTTAATCTTGGTTTTCATAATGTTTAATTAATCGCTCTGCTTGTTTTTTATCAATCCCACAAGGAGCATTCTTTAGGCATCTAATGATAACCTCATTATCGCATATAGTAGGTTTGATTGTAAACCCCCACTTGTCAAGTTCACCTTCTATAGGTGCTTCGCATGGGTCGAATTCATGTGGCATTATTCAATACCTGGTGGGAAAGTGTCAATCTCAGCCAATTCGTAATCCCAGTCTTCCATAACTGTATTGGCAAGGAATCTATCAGAAAGCATTTCTAATTCCTTCTCAGCATACTCTCTACTCTCTGCCTCTAACCAAACATCAACCACTTTACCCAATCTAAGTTTCTTGATGTCTAACTCAGACAATCGCTTACAGGCATCTCTCACAGCATTACCTGGTGAGTCATCAACCTGTGATCTTAAGCGAATGAATACTAATGCTTTAAATTTCATTTGAATTCACACTCAATACATTGTAATTATAATGAAAATATGCATTGGCAACCATACCAGCCATGGACAACCAATAAACCATGATAAGGGCCATACCAATTTTATTTGGAATACTTGTCATTTGAAAGTGCATTCTACCATGATCTCCGTTAGACAAGCCAACATATTTATTTCCTGATCCGCCACAAATGCCATTTGATACTGATACTTAGCAAGCACAAGCACAGCAGCAGGAATACTATTCGGAACCAAGGAATCATAACAAGCATCGTAAATACGACGCAGTAAGACAGAAGTATCATTGTCCAGGTTATTGACAACCCATTTACGTACTTCGGGAAAATCTTTTTCCTTAAGTTTCTTAACCAAATCATTGACTTTTACATCACTAAAAGTTGCAAGAATACCAGGATCAATAGTACCCGAAGAAGAATACCTTTGACACTCATTAAGAACACGTCTCCAGTCTGGGAAGTGTTTGTTGATAAGTTCTACCAGGACCTTGTTATCATATTTAACACCTTCTGCATCCAAGATTTCTTGGACACGTTTGAAGAATGAGGCTGCAAGTCCCTGTCGATCTTTTCCCTTAATGGAGAACTCGATAACCGTTGTGCGGGAATGAAGTGGTTCGAGAATTTTGTTTTTGAAGTTGCAGGTAAATATGAATCTGCAGTTGCCACTAAACTCCTCAATAAACGCCCGTAAGAGGAGTTGTACATCATTGGTTGTGTTATCTGCCTCATCAATGATGATGACTTTGTGTTTTGCAGTTGAAGAAAGCGAGACGGTCGAAGCGAAATTCTTCGCAGTATTTCTGACGGTATCAAGGAATCGTCCTTCATCGGATCCGTTGATGACATAATAGTCTGCTCCAAGTTGGTTGCACAGTGCTTTAGCTACTGTAGTTTTACCGCAACCTGCAGGTCCTGCAAGAAGCATATTTGGTATCTCACCTTTATCTAGGAAGTCCTGAAAGGTCTTCTTAATACTTGGTGGTAAAATACACTCATCAATAGTTTTGGGTCGATATTTTTCAACCCAGAGAAATTCATTACGCATGTTCTATTTTCACCAAGGTAAACGAACCATCATCATTAGGATTCCATTCTAGCACATCACCCTCCACCCATCCAAGTTCTTCCATAAGTTCGTCAGGGAAGGTTAGAATCCCATTTTCATCAACTGTTAAAGTAGTTTTCATTTTACCGGCAATTGGAAATACTGTTAAAGGTCTATCAAATTCATTAGATACAATATCAGTTGCCTTCAATTGTTCTCTCATATATTCTACACCGATTTTAGGCATGGCGATATCACCACAAGTAAAGATATCACACACTGCCATACCATTTTCAGGCCAGGTGTGGATGCTAATATGACTTTCAGAGATCATAGCAAATCCGGTTACTCCTTGAGGTTCAAACTTATGAACATTCAAATCTAAAAGATTTACTTTACATTCTTTGACTGTTTTATATAAGAGCATACGAATAAACTCTCTATCGTCCAGTAGTTCAAATGGACAACCTTTCAAAGTAAACAAAATATGTTTCATTTATACCCAGTCTGGTTTTCTGTTCGGCAACCGGAGGTAGTTATCACATACCCATGGTTTAGATGCAATGTACATCTTGTAAGCAGTGAAGATATCAATGCTTGTATCATACTTAAACTCATCAGGCCCCGCAAAGACAAAGGGTGTTGTATCCTTTCCACTGCGACCTTGTGGGTCTGCGGTAGGAAGTATCTCCTTTGCTGCTAGAAGGGTCTTCTGGCATGTGTGTACTCTACCATACCTAGCAGTGTACTCGTCGCACATAGCAAGTCCATGAGCAAGCAACCACTGCCAGTTAGTTACAAACTCATTCGCCCACTTGGTACATGGGTGGTTACGAAAAGCACCCTTCTCAGTAGCATAGGGAGTACCATCTGCTTTAGGAAGAGTGCCGAAGTTATGTCCCCATTTTTCAGAGCACACAATAGCAAGCATTTGACAGGTCTCTAGGGGCATCTTGACAATGTGCTTGTCAGGAAGAACCATAGCAGACTTGTATGGACTGGGGTCAGTTACAAAGATATTCATAATATTTTTGATAAAGAGATTATCAAAAGGAATGATAGCATTATAACCACATCCCAGGATTTTGTCTTTATAAAGTAAGGAACTGAAATAGCATCTCCAATAAAGTGCAGAAGCACTCCAAAAGCAACACTAATATGAAGAACCACAAAGTATGCAATGATTGCAAGAGCACTGCCCGTGATTCTCATGGCAACATCAAAAGTCATCAGCCAGAAAAAGTAGAATCCGGTTCTAGAGCAATAAAATACTTTAAGTTATAATCACGACTGCTAAAACGTGAAAGAAGTTTTTGGGAAACAACGACTTCATAAGTTCCTGGAAGAATTTTGATATTTTCAACTTTGAAGTTGAAATTAAATTCAGAATTAGTTTCACCAACAACTTCATAAAACTCATTAGAAGTATCATTTTTCTTGTCGCGAACAACAAGTTTAACAACACCATTCTCACCCACAGCAGACATGTCGGGAAGTTGATAGACAGCAGCTGCTTTAAGAAGTTTATCAAGTTGTTTTGTATTTAACTCAAAGCAAACATCCTCACTAGGAAGAGTGATTTCTTTGTCTGGGGGAGTAACAATTACATTGGGATCCGCAAAGAAATACTTAGACCTAGAACGGCCTTCTTTGATCACAACATATCCTTCATTTGTAAAATCAAGATCAGGATTCTGATGGAGAGACAGACCATTCAAAAACTGATTCAAGTCATAGATACCAAAATCTTGAGGGATCTCTTCAGTAATTGTAACCTCAGCAAGAATATTTTTCATCACACTAATCGTGCGAAGATAATTACCTTTCTTAAAAAGAATAGATTGATTGATGTTACTAAAGTTTTTTAGCAGTGCCAGAGTAGAATCGGACAGTTTCATAGTGTTTTCTTTCAGTTTCATTGGTTATAAGTTTCGCTATTAGCATTCTTGTCGTTGAAATGCATTAGAAGAACAGCATAGTGCAGAATCTTCATAATGTCACGACGGGCAGTACCCTTCTTATCGTATCGTGACGCATACTTAAGAATGTTGCTACGGCAAAATGCTTCACCGTCACCACAGGCTTCAATCAGATCAAGTGTCTGAATTTTATCACTGCCAGCAGAATAATGCTGATCATATGTTCTAGTGATGTAATCTTTCAATTCTTTGATGATTTCATCTTCACTATACTTTCTTTTGCTGTTAGTAACTGGTTCAATATTAGTACTAAAAGTAATCCTGTCTTCGGTCATTGGTTTTGTTTCAATAGTGTAATCATACGATTTCTCCCAAAAATCATTGTAGTCATTTGAATTTGCAGAGGTAATCATAGCATCATAAAGTAGACTCCAAGCATTTATCATTATATCAGAATTGTACCTCCTCGTCAACGGGCATTTGGAAATCAGCATCAACTTTATCATACAATTCCAAGAATGCCTGCTTGGTTTCATCATCAAAACGATTCACACAAACTTGAATTGCCTTTGCCTTATCATTGAAGATACTGTATGCACGAACGATATGAACCAGGCGGCGTGTGCTGATGATCTCTTCAATACCACCATCATAGAATGTCTTGCGAATGATGTCTGCCCAGTCACAGAGACGCTTACAGAAGTCTGTATCACTACAGAGTGCCATAAGGATTTTCTGCTCTATTGCAGAGGCAGGATAAGACTGCTCAAAGGTTACAGGGAATCGTTCAAGGAAGGCTTCATTGAGCACATTAGTTCCGATAAACCTCCCATCCTCGGATCCCTTACCTTTAGTATTTGCGGTTGCGAATACGTTAAAACCTTCTGCAGGTGTAATAAATTTACCAATCTTCTTCAAGAAGACCCCCTTACCCTCAAGGATTGATTGAAGACAAAGGATTTTATTGGAGGCTAGGTCAATCTCATCAAGTAGCAAGATTGCTCCACGCTGGAGTGCTTCTATGACTGGGCCATTATGCCAGACAGTAGCACCATCCACAAGACGAAACCCGCCGATAAGATCGTCTTCATCTGTTTCAATTGTGATGTTTACTCGGATCAATTCTCGTTTTGTTTGAGAACATGCTTGCTCCACAGAAAACGTTTTACCATTACCAGAAAGACCTGTGATGAATGTAGGATAAAATAACCCGGACTTAATAATCTTTTTAATATCAGAGAAGTTACCAAAGCTGACGAAGGTATCATCTTTTGCTGGAATAAGATTTTGCTCAACAGCAGGTATTGCAGTTGGTGCTTGATAGTTTTTTTCCAATTTTTCTTGTACGGTCAAGTTCCACTTTCCGCGACTAGTTTTGTAATCAGCAAGTTTATTAGTGACAGTTTGATAATTGCAATCATTCATATTACACCAAGCACGAATATCTGCAGCAGTAATCTCATCTCCATAGAGTGATTGTAGAGAAGTGAGAATATAATCCGTGGACAGTGCCATTGAATTTGTTTGAACTAAAGGTATTATACAGTGTTTTTCTGGTCTTTAATGTCTGTAGTGGACGGTTCATATATCGTCCTACTACCATGAGTTTTTCTGCAGGCATCTCTAGCCCATGCTCTTGATAGCGATATCACTTCAGAACAAGGTCTTCCCTTTTTGCCACAGTAAGGACAGACATCAAAAGACTCTATCATTAGATATTATGCAACGAGTGAAATAAATTCACCTAGAACTTTTTTATTTAGTTTCTTAGTCTTCAGAGATTTAAGAAAAGCAGATTTGATTTTTGCTTTGGTGGCACCGTCATCAACCTCAAAATCAGCATCCTGTGATAGTGCAGTTGTAGACAATCCAAAGTATGCATCATATCCAGAATTGGAGATATTAATACTGCGATTTTTTTTCCAATCTTTAACGATAGAATCATACTCTGAGGTAAATTGATTGTAATGCATTTTAATAAAATTATTTGCATCACGACCTTCAAGAATACGAATGCCAATAAGGTTAGTGTATGGAAATCTATCCTTTAGATTTTTAAGAAGAACTTCAGTGAATTTATGATAGTAACTTTCAAATTTATATGTTGACCCAATTCTACGATCTTGTAAAAAAGTCGTCTCTAAATTAATTCTACGGCATCCAATATAGGGGGTTTCTCCACGAATAACTTCAACATGATATGGAATACTGTTAGCTTCACCATCAGTTAGAATGATACAATGAACTTTTTGAAGATTATTATCTTTCTTAAATTTTGGAATAATTTGATGTAAAGCAATAATAGATTCGTTTAAAGGAGTTCCAGAAAGAGACAAACGCTGTGGCGCACTATACCCAATACGATATGAATTATCAAAAGTAAATATAATTCTCCAAATATTCAAGAGTTGATTTTCAAAATCTTTACTTGAAACTTTACTAGTCAAAATATTCAACA